ATTTACTCATTTTCTTTTTTTAAGGATCTTATCCTTTAAATTTAATTCTCTCATGATGATCTCATCATAAGTTTCTCTCTTATATTTTCTCCTCATCTTTAAGGCCTCTCTCACTTCTTTCTCAATATTGATTGTTGTACGATCACTCATTTTAATAATCCCACTTTTTTCCTTTTCCTTTTAGATAATCACTTTTGCATTGCTCACATGTACCACCTGCAACACTCTCTGCAAAATCATCTGTTTGCTTAATTGTCTTTTTGCAAAAATCACATTTAACTATCATGTATAATTGATGTATAAAGATTATATAAATGTTTGGATATTAAAATATACCCTAAATCTCATAAGGGTTTATATCAAAAAATTAAAAAAAGTGTCTTAAAATGGCTTAAAACAAGAATTGTTTTTTTACCGACGACGATTTAACAAAAAAAAGGGAAAAGAGGCAATTTCTTGCCTCCTCTCCACTAAAATAATAATTTACTCAATATTCATGCAGATCCCCCTGTCATTAATCCTGATCCTCTGATTGCAGTTATGATTATTACTGTAAGTAATATCAAAACAACCATTGCACCAATAACAACAAAGATGGCAAACCAATCTGTAACTCCTGCAATGCCAATTGTAGTATCATTCATAACATCTGTTGCACCATTTGTTGCATCATAAGTGTATGAATAAGTAACCAATAAGGCAGATGCCCATGTTGTAGTTACAGAGGCATTATGCAATACACAATTATCTCCACGAGTTGTAAAGTCCGATTGTGTAAAATTACCCAATCCTAACAATGCACCTCCTGTACCATTATAAACTGCTGTTACATCACCACAAATACTATTTGTGTATGATAAACCATCCAATCCATGTGGGAAAGCACTTATCAAAGTACTCTCATTTGCAGATGTAACTGTTGTACTGTCATAAGTTGAATTAATCAACTCACCACCCATAAGGGAAAAGATCATCACTAAAAGTCCAATAACAAATAAAAATGTAACAAGGGATAACAGAATTGTTAAACCTGCAACACCTTTATCAGTACTTGCTGTTGTTTTCATTTTTATTGAAATTAACTTTTAATGAAATCTCATGCAGATCCTCCTGCCATTAGTCCTGATCCTCTAATTGCAGTTATAATTATAACTGTCAATAAGATTAACACAACCATAGCACCGATCACGATAAATATTGGAAACCAATCCGTTACGGATGATATACTTGTTGTGGTGTCATTTATTACACCAATTGCAGTAGTATCAGTTGTACTTGATTGTAATTCTCCACCCATTAATGAGAAGATCATTACTAAAAGTCCGATAACGAAAAGCATTGTTACAAGGGATAACAGAATTGTTAAACCTGCAACTCCTCTATCTTTCTGTGCGAATTTCACTTTAAATTTAAACCTCCTTTCATTTGTATGTGGTTAAGAGTTTTATTTCACACTCTCATGTATAATTAAGTGTGTGTATTAATATTTAAAGTGATGGATACTATGTATCCAAATTAATAATCTTTCTTTTGTGTTAATAACAATACAGATGATATAACTGTGATCCCAATTATGATCCCAAAATCTAATCCTGATACAAGGCCAACCACCCAAAAGATCAGGCCAATTACAAAAGTAATATAAGATGATACTGCCAATGCACCAATAAAATCATCATCCTTTGCTCTCAAATATCCAAATATAAAGATTACAAATACTGCAATCATTAACATTCTCCCAAACCAAAAGTTTGTTACTGTACTTAAATAAGGCAAAAAACTGTCCATTCCTGCACTTGCATTTATTGTTGTTGGTGATAAATATGCCATTTTATGATCCTGCTCTCAACAACCTCCATATTCCTAATATTAAACTGATTGCCAATAATCCCAAAATCACATTGATCACCAATGATGGCACATGAAATATATTAATCAAAATACTTGATAACAATGTAAATGGTGCAACAATTAAGTTTATCATATCTGTTGCAACTGAAAAGATCCCACTTGCATCATCAATATTATCAACATCTCCACTCTCAAATCTTGATCTATAAGATGAGGCATTTCCCTCAATTGTGTTTGCTGTATTTTGAAAATTAATAACACTCAATGATCCATCTCCAATCTCTTGTGCATCTCTGCCATACTCTGCACCAAAATCAACTGCAACTGATAAGATCAACCAACTGAATGTTACAAATAAAACCAATGCAATCAAGATCCCTTTGAAACTATCTTCTGCCATTTATGATCTCCCTTTTGTTAATTTCCATAACAAAATACCTCCTGCAATTATTAAATAAATAACAATGTTTAATCCTGTTGATAATTCTGTTGCGATCAATCCCAATGCACCTGAAATTACAACACCCAACATTACAAAGATCAAAGTACCAACTCCCTCTGATACTGCCATCAATCCCAAAGTTAAGATCAATAATCCTGCAAGGAATAATGATAATGTTGATCCAAAGAAATCTCCTGATTTTTGTGAGAAATCAACCCACTCTGAATTTTTAAACTCATCATCTGCATAAACTGTTGCAAAAAAACTCACATTACCTGCACTTTGTGGTACTGTCATTGCAATTGATCCTGATGTACCTGTTGTTGATGTGGTATTAATTGGAGAGTATGATCCATCTGCATTATATTTGAAAACAGTTAAATTCATTTTTGTTGCAGTATCAGTTTGATAAGTTAAATTAACAACTCTTGTTGATGCACTTGATGAGATTGAGTATGCACCATTACTCAAAAGATCCCAATCTGTTGGAAATGTTGCACCTGTTGATGAGGCCTCAATTTGAATTGTACAAGGAGTTGCTTGGCATAATGCTGTATAACTTGATGATGTATGCAGGATTGTACCATATTGTGAGATCACAAAATAATAAATAACATCCTCCTCAACAAGATGCACAATTGTATCCCCATTTTGATCTGCTTTTCCTCTTTCAACCTCTCTGAATGTACCTGATCCAATATATTTCCTAAACACATGCACAATTGCATCCTCAACAGGCAACCCATCTGTATCAAAGTAATTGAATAAAAAGGATGTACTATCTGCTGTTTTAAGATCATAAAGATTTAATGGAGTTTTTGTTAATGAATTAAATATTTTACTGCTGTTTAAAGTACCATCATCAATATAAAAAAACTCCCAAACATGATCTGTACTATCAAACCCAATTGTAAAATCAATCCACCATTGAGTACTATTCAAAACATTTGCAGGGATACAAACCAAAGGGTTATTTTCATTTGTCCATGTGTTATAATAATCCAAAGTAATTGAGGAGTTTGTTTTTGATGTTAATGTTAAATCAATCTCAAAGTTTGCACCTGCACTCTCATTGATTGCTGTTGTTAATTCTTCATCCAATAAACTCATGTTAAGGATCACATCTGTGTATGCACTACAATCACCAATACCCAACTCATAAACTGTGATGTTTGCAGTTGAGGAGTTTTGATTTGTTGTGATCCCTGTAATTGTATAATTCCAATAATAATCTTGTAAATATCCTGTTGTATTTCCCCATGTACTCGGTACATTCAAAACAACATCAAAGGAGTATGCATTTGTACCTGCTGTTGTAGTTGTTGGATTATAAACAGATCCATTGATATTAAGTTGTGCAGTTGTAACACCAATACCTGACATATTCACATCAAGATGGAATGTTGTATCAAATCCCTCAACTGTTGGATCAGGAGTATCACTTGTTGCTGTTGTTATTTGATAAACTGAAATTGTATCACTATCACATGTTTCAAATCCAAAAGTATCATTTGCACAGAATTGAATTGTTTTAACTCCATCTGTTGCCCATGTTGTATTTGTAGTTGCATTGCAGGTGATCACAGTATAAGTTGCATTATCAGTTGTGTTAAAATAACAACTATCAAGATGCACATCATTTGCAGTATAATTCCATGTTGAATTTATTGGCATTGTTAATGTAATAATATTATCAAGGCCTGTTGCAGTTGAGATCACAGGATCAGTACTATCAACTGTTAAGTATCTTGTTGATGTGTTTGTTGTCTCTGTATCATCATTCCCTGTGCAATACCATTCCCAATATCCATCTGCAAGAGTTTCAGTTGAGGCCAAACTTAAATTTGTTGTCAAATCTCCTGTTACAGTTTCATAAACAGATCCATTAATTGTTAAGTTTAAACTTAATCCTCCTGTTTCATCTGTAAGGTTACAATTAAAAGCAACACTTTGAGATGTAGAGTTATAATAATCAATTGGAGAGTTTGCATTTACTGAAAAAGAATTTGTGTTAATTTCTAATCCAAATATGTATGTTGGTTCTGAACTTGAATAACCCCTTATTAAAACATAATCCAATCTTGTTGTACCTACAATTGCTTGGTTATTATTTCCAAAACTTGCTTTTAATGAATTTGTATAACCCAAAGTAGTTGTATCAAATTGTGTTTCATCTAATTTTCCAATAGTATTAGTACCATCTAAAATAATTTCTTTAACATACCATGTTGCATCTGTTTCTGATGGCCTTGAACCTGATGCAGTATTATAAGCATCTGTTTCTACCCACATTTGATCCGAACCATAGTCAGTTGTAATCATTGAGACAGGAGATCCAAAATAACCCCATTTCCCTGATGCATCATACCCTGTACTCCCACCAAAAGCATAAATCCATCCTGTACCCCCTGTTTTATAGGTTTTTCCCTCTATCCTCATAGTTTGATTAACAAAGTTTTTTGCAAAAATTCCATCTCCTGCACTATTAATTTCTAAATAACCCCCTGTTTCTGATGGTGTGTTTTGCACATCCCATTTAGTTGTATTTATTGATGCATCATTAAAATCATCATAAAATAAAAAGGCATTGTTTCCATTAGAATTTGAACTCACAACACCATTCCCATAATAAACATAGATTGAGGTATCACTTGATGCTGTTAATGTTGGGATTTTAACCCAAATCCATGCAAAATCACTATCTGTTTTGTTTTCAATAATATATCCCAACTCTGTATCCTCTGCCAAATTTGTAAATCTTATATCTGCAAAATCTGTTTCCATATTTGCAGTATAATTTATGTAAATTAAAGTTGAATAATTATTTAATGTATCCCCACTTGTTTCTGTTACATTAATTTGTTTTTTAAAACCCCAATCAGTATCCCACCATGCCCATTCATCAAAGGTTTTACCATGTGCCTCCAAAACAAAATCAACCTTTTTGTTTGGTTTTCTCTTGGCCTCCATTCTCCACTTACCCTCACTTTCAATTAACTCTGCATTTTTTACATAAGGTATCCAACCACTAATATCTTTTTGAGTACTCTCATTTGATATTAAAACTTGATCACAAATATTTGTACCATTTTTTGAAATTGAATAATCAACCTTACAATTTTGCCAATCATAAATAGGATGATATATTGTTTCAGTTGCATCATTCCAAATAAAGAATTTCACATCATTAAGATCTCCTCTATTACCTGCAACATCCTTATAAAATACTCCTGTAAATAAATGAGTTTTCTTGTAAAGTTTATACTCTCCCTCTGCCCAAACATCAATAACTGATGCACCATAATCCATCAATCTATAATCTGCTTTACTTGTTGCACCTAACCACTCATTAATTTGTACCTCTCCATGATTTAAGGCATTTGGATCAAAGGATTTTGTTTCCAAAAAGGCACTTGCCATTGAGATCATAAATATTCCCATCAGGAGAAATACAAAGATTTTTTTAGTATCCATTATATTGATCCTCCTTTTTCCCCATACGAGAAAACATTATAATTCCACCTGTGATCCCAATGATTGTGATCCACATTGGCAGGTTTAACATAATCCAACTTGCACCTGTAAATCCAATAAAGGATGAGGCAAGAGTAGGATCAGTCATTAAAGTTTCATAACTGTTACTCATTGGTACAGATACAATGATTGCAATTATCACTATGAATAAATAAGGTATAAAGAATATTGGCTTTGTTGTTACAAGATAAGATCCAATAAAGATGGATAAGATCATCCCCACAATTAAAAATATTGAGATCCAATGTAATGCTTGGATTGATCCATTAAATCCTCCTCCACCCATTGTATTATCAATTACTTGTGAGGCATTATTCCCAACTGTATCACTCAAATCCATATCATCCATTGATACATGCAGTTGATCAACAACCTTATTCCCCATAAAGATCCATAAAACACTTATGAAAACAATTACCATTGCAAAGATCATAAACAAAAATAGATCTGTAAATGCACCTTTCTTGTTTTTCATTAAAGGTGATGGATTAATTAATCTCATTTCTTACTCCTCCGATCAAGGCCAATATTAATATCAAAGTTTGCCATATTTAAGATTGATTTTTCAAGATCATCAAAGGATGTACTTTTAACAACTTTCTCTGTGAGATCTCTCATGCTTATTTTCTCACCATCTTTTTTCATGATCTCCTTTTGTAACTTCTTAATCCTTGCCTCAAATTCAGGAGATACTTGCATTGGCACTCTTGATTTACCTGCCACGAGATTGCCCTCCAAACCATCCACCTGATTTCTTATTGGCCATCTTAAATGCTGTTTCTGTATCATTTCCTTTATCAACTAACTTTTGAAAATGCTCATTAAATGCATGGATGTAAAATACCCATGCCATTGATAAGAGGATCATTGGCAATACTGCACCGATACCAACATAAAACATTATTTTCCAAACTCCTGCAAGGCCAACAAAAGAAATGGCATAACCTGATGTAAATTGCCAAACACTAAATGTACTAATTATAAACAATACATGAGTTACCCAATACAATGCAAACTTTCCAATATAATTATCAGTAATAAATAATCCGATCAAGGCCAAAACAAAAAAGATCATTAAAAAAACCATACTAAAATTAAACATTGAGGAGTTTGCCTCTGTTAATTCCTCACCATAATCATTTACAACAAAAAAGATCTCACTTGCACCACCCTCCACAGAATTATTACATTGAAATTTTGCTTGGTACTCTCCCCTTGATGTAAAGTTTGTACCATTAAGATCAAAAGAATAATCAAAAATAGGATTTGCTGTTGCATCCTCTCCCTCAAACACATGATCTCCATCCTCATGATAAAGATGCATATAACATGTAATCCCTGTGATCACAGGATGCCCATTGGATGCATTAAACACATGGATCTCAAACTCATGATCCCCACTTGTTTTAAGATAATCTTTAATTGTTGGCTCAATAATTAATCCTGTATCACCCAAATTAATATTTGAGATTGGTTTAACTGCACTAACAAAAGACATCATCACGAATAAGAAAAGAAAACTTACAACTAATAAATTATATTTCTTATTATACATATTTCCCTGCAACATACCTCATTGGATTTAATACCCCTCTTGTTTTTTGAGATCCATTACTATTCATCTGTTGGCCTTGTCCATTTCCCATTGATTGATGTGATTGTTGGATACTGATCATCTCTCTTAATGATCTCCTCTCTCCTCCATCTTTTGCTCTTGAATAGGATGCATAAACTAAATTAACAATATTCATCACAAGGGATGCATACTCTTGCCTTTTCTCCTCTGTGTCCATCCCCATCTCCTCATACTTCATAAAAATAAAATCATTAACTTTCTTACCATAATCTTTCATGATCCGATTAATATCCTCCTCATCATAATCTCCCAAAATAACATGCCTGTTGATATAATTTTGTAGATCTAACATAACCTTTCTGATCCCCTCCTCATTCAAAGGGTTTAATTCAGGATGAGGATTTGCTCTCCATATTTTCATACCATTATCCCAAACAACAACATCTCCTTTTAAGATGTGTTCTGTTTGCTCTAAAAGATCATTTAACTCCAATTGGTATCTTGCAATATCATCCATATTCCTTGATGAGAATGCAGATGTTTGAGAGTTGTTTCTTGGATCATTTCCTTGTGGTGATGCAGATCCTTGCATCTGCTCTTTTTCAATTTCACCAACTGCTTTTGAAATTTCATCATCAGAATATCCTTGCTTTTTAAGATCAACAACATCCTGTTGAGATAACTTAACTGCCATTGTATATCACCCCTGTATCCATTGTATCCATAACAAGATTATAACATTTAAATATCTTTGTAATTACCATTTGATTTTTATTGGCCTCCTAACTTCAAGGCCTGTTTGTACCTTATTGATCTTTGCCATTAACTTTTTAACATTAACACTCTCTGCTGTTAATCCCAAAGATCTTGATGTAAAATCAGGCATGTATGCCTTTTCAAACTGTGCCATTCCTTTTCCTTTTCCTGATCCTTTTGGTTTCTTTCCATCAAACCACAACACAAAAGGTTTTGGAATGGGAGGTTTTGGAGTTGGAGTTTTTGGAGGCCTAAATGTTGGAGTATTTATTGTTGGAGAAAAGGTATCAAAATCTAATAATGATTTTAATTGTGTTTTCAAAACTGTATCTGTTTTCAATGCAGTATCAATCTTAACATCTGATTTTATAACATAATCTGTTTTCATAAGATTATCAATTTTAAGATTTGATTTAAGTTGTTGTTTTAATGTAAGATCATTTTTAACTCCAACCCTTGATCCAACTGCCAAAAGAGATCCAATTTTCATATCTGTTAATAATCCCTCTTTAATTAAGATTGAGTTTTTGATCCCTGCAATTCTTAATGTTTGAGGATCAACAACAGTTTTTAATAAATTTTGATGTTGCAATGTTTGGCTTGGAGATAAACCACCAATTGATTGCTCATATTGTCCTGTACCCCAATACTTACTTTGTGCCTTTGCACCTGCACCACCTGTTGAGAAATCATCAACCTTATCAATCTTATTCATGATTTGTTTTACTGTGTCGGATGATCCTGATCCCTCTTTTGTAAATGTAAATGATGGATTGTTTGCCTCTGCACCAAAAGTTTTACTAAAAGGAGTTTTCTTAACATTTGCAGGTTTAACCCAAACATTCTTATTTTTATCAAGATCAATAATCTTTTGATACAATCTTTGATTTGAGGTTTGCAACTTAACTGTGTTTGGAGTATAATCAAAATTAATATTTATGTTTCCTTTTTGTGTCTTTCCAATTTTAAGTTTTAATGCATTCTCTTTTGAGATTGAAAACATATCCCTGTACAATGCATCTGTTTTGTATGTATTAACTCCCTTAACATTGCCCAAATATTCATAACCTTTTTGTATATCACTTGCCTTTACAAAGGTTTTACCTGATGTAAATTCCATCTCTTTCCAATTTTTAAATAACCCATCCTTTCCAACATAACCTGATCCTCTGATACTATTATATTGTGCATAAGTTTTCCCTGATACTGCATCTTTAACCAATTGCCTCTCAACCCTTGTGATGTCTTTAAGAGTTGCACCTCCTCTTGTTTTGATCCCCAAATTACTATCAACATTTATCACAGGCCTCTTTGTTAAATATTCAAAAGATGCAGTTGCTTTTTGGCCTTGCACATTGATCACTCCTGAATTTAAATAAGTTTCATAAACTCTTGGTGCTTGGTATCTCAACAATGCTTGTGCTTGTGATGTGGAATATTTATTAAATTTTAACATCCTTGAAAACATTTTTTGATATGCACTTGGATCTCTTATTGTATAAGATCCCCTGATCCCTGTATAAGTTGTAACCTTGCCCAACTGTGCTGTTGGCACTCCTTGATACAGATCTTTAAAGTTTGTACCTAAATACTTATTTGATAAAAATCTCCCTTTGGATGTCCATATTGTCCTTGATCCATCAACTCCAATCTGTGAGAGTTTTTGAGTTTCATAAACAACCTTATTGATCACCTTTCCATCTTTTATGATCTTAATGTCCTTTCCAATTGTACCTGTTGATTTTAAATTTTGTTTTGGTGCTTTGATTTCAACTGTACCAACTTTCTGTGCTTGGTTTAAATAATTGTAACTCATGTACCCCAATGTACCAAAGGAGATCCCTGCTGTAACCAATCCTGATCCTGCCTCCAAATAAGTACTTTCAGGATCAAGAAATTTTATTGTACCATAAGTACCCAATCCTGCCAATCCAACTGCTTGTACTCCTGTTGGGATTGCACCCAAAACTGCTGTACCTGTATAAACTGCACCTGCTGTTACTCCTAAATTTAAAGGAGTTTTAATTGCTGTGATCCCTAAATCTGCAATGCCCAATCCAAACTGTGCAACTCCACCCACAATATCTCCCTTTGCCCAATTAACAACTCCATCCTCTTTGATGCTTAATTTTTGTAATTCTTCATACTCTTTTCCATATTCTTTACCATAATCCTCTTGGATCTTTTTTGCCTCTTTTGATCCTGCAAATTCCTCTGATGCTGTGTCAAAATCTGTTTCATTATAAATAAGATCTTTCATATATTTTTGCTCAAATTCTGCTTGATATTTTCCTTGATATTTTGTTTCAAGGTTTTTATCTAATGCCTCAATATTTTCTTTTCCAATTACCCACTCATCAACAGATGTTTTTGTTTTTCCAACTCCAACTGATGCCTCATCAAAAAAGGCCTCTGGCTTTGTGTCTTTTTTTCCAAAAGAGATAATACTTACTTTTGGCATATTTGGTGATCCTGTTAAACTAAAATCCCAATTAACTCTTTCATTTGCCCAATTATAACCTGTCTTAACTCCACCCCAAAGATCCTTTAAAGGAGTTGATGGATTATTTTTTATTTCAAGATACTTATCATATTTCATTATTTGAGTTGCAGGGAGGATGTTTCCTTGCATATCAAACTGTGCAGTTTGTTGGCCACCTGTACCATAAGGCAACTCCTTTCCCTCTGTTAAAACTTTAAATTGTGGTGCAGGTTTGCTATTTTTAAAAATTGATTGCATTGGATCAACAGATTGAAAACCACCACTTTTAAAATCATAAACTGTTGTTGTTGGCTTTGGTGCAGGAGGATTTTTCTTTTGCCATTGATCATAAATATAATCAGGAGAATTTACTTTTTGATAATTATCAAAACTCATTGATTGTTGTAATGCACCACTCTCAACTCCAATTGGATCAATGCCTTTAAAAATCAATTTTTCATCAGGATTTTTTGTTTGCCAATCAACCAAAGATGGATTAAGGATCTTTTGTGCTTGTGGAGAGATCTTATCAAATCCAACCTTATCTGCCCATTTAACCAAACCTTGTTTGTATGCAATATCTTTGTTATAATCCTTAACTGTACTTGCATATTTTGAGTATCCTGCATTTTCTTTTAATCCTAATTTCTTAAATGCCTCATCAAGATCACCACTTGCTTTTAATTGATTAAATTTATTTATTGCATCATTACTTGCCTCCTCTTTTCTTTGCTCATAGTTTCCAACATCCCATGCATAATTTTCAATATCAGAAAAGGCAACATCTTTATTCTGATCCAATTGTTGAGTACCTTTTGATAATCCTGTTTTGTAACCTCTCAACTCTGCAATGTCCTCCTCATAATCATCCTCATAATCATTTTCTCTCTTATTTATCCAATCCCTGTTTTTTTGATCTGATCTGTACTTGCTTGATTTTTTACTCCACCAATCTTGCAGATCTTGTTTTTTTTGCTCATACTTTGCTGTCCTCTCTGCAATCTTTTGATCTGCCTCTTTCAATTTATCCTGTACTGTTTGTTTTGTTGTTGCAATGCTTGTTGCTTTATTTTTTAAAACAACATCAGGAGTATCAAAAAATTGTTTTAGATCAGGAGATAAACCCTCATAAACATCTTTGTAAGAATAATCATCATCTCCTGTATCCTCCAATGTAAAAGGGATCACTTTTGTTGCTTTTCTTGTTGCAGTTGAATGTACAACAAGATAACCTTTTGATGCATAATAATCTTGGCCTCTGCCTTTTGAATATTGCCTCATCTCATTCTCTTTTTGTTTTGCACTCATACGATCCCATGATCTTGCAGATATACTCTTTGGCCTGTAAATATTATATGATTGATCGTACTCAACTGTTTTATCTTTAAACTTTGTATCTTGGATCTCTTGTGCTTGTTTCTTTAATGCATCAAATCTTTGTTGCTCTAACACTTGCCTTTTAACTGATTGTTGTTGTGCAACTCTTTGTGTCCTCGTCGGAGATGATTGTTGATTTTCAAGAGATCTTTGTTTGATCTGCTCACCTAACTTTGCCATGTATAATTGACGTATAAAGATTATATAAATTTATGGTTAATGAAAAGATTTAAATATCTTACACACTATTTTTATACATGGCTAAACAAGGAGGTGATCAGAGTTTTGGAGGTGATGTATCAGTTGGATCTGATAGTTGGAATGTTGCACAAGGATATACACAATTAAAGATCTTACAACCACTTTATATGCTTGATCGTTTTGATACAATTGCACAGTTTGGTACAATGGAAATTGATGAAGATAATTATTATAATGATAACACGATCAAGAAAAGGAGAGTTGAGGCATTGCAAAGGTTTCATTCAACAATAAAACAGTTACTTGGAAATGTTAAATTTGCAATGAAAAAGGCAGATCATCCTGTTGTTGATAAGTTGATTGAGAGGATTGCAAATACAGAGGAGTTTTTGAGTACGAGTTTTAAAGTAAAAGAGGATGGTTTCTCACATGAGGAGATCTTTGAAATTAATGAGGATCTTTTCAAAAATATTCTTGATATTTTACAGGCAGTAAAAGATGAATTAAACACCCCACTAAACAATGCAGGTTTGATTTTCAGGCCAACAGAGGAGATTGATTTGGATAAGATCATGAATGATATTGTTGAGGGAGGATAAAAATGGCAAGGATGATTATTGCATGGAATATGCAAAAGATGGTTTCTATGATTGCAAGAATTTTAAAAAATCAATTTGATTGTGTGATTGTTATTGAGGGAAATCGTGGTTTGGGAAAATCAACTTTGGCCATCCATCTTGCAAGAGGAGTTGCAAGAGAATTTAAAAAAATGGGCTTGGATAATTATAAATTTAATTGGATGCACAGTTTAATTTATACAAAAAAGCAAACAAAAGAATTTTGGCATAAGTGGAGAATATCAGGGATTGCAGATGAGATGATCAATGTTACTTTTAACAGGGATTTTTATAATGAGGATCAAAAGGATATTATTAAGATGATGAATATGAATAGGGATCATTGTAACTTTTTTCAGGCCTGTGTGCCACAGTTTCAAACCCTTGATAATCAGATCAAAAACTTGGCAAAGATCAGGATCACAGTTGTGAGGAGAGGAGTTGCAATCATCCAAACACCAAACAAATCCATTTACTCAAAGGATCGTTGGGATCAGGCAATCAATGAAAAGATTGAGAGATCATGGATTTCAAAGGGAATTAAAAACCCTCACTATGCACGACTAACAACATTCAGAGGCATCCTGCGATTTCCAAAGTTGAGGGAGGCATCAGAGATTAAATATCAAAGGGTTAAAGATATTAAAAGGAATGCAGTTGCAAAGGAGGAGATGGGTATTAATACAGAGGAGGATAAGCAACTTGATCCCATTGCCAATGTTGTAAAACTCCTCAAAGATGGCAAGATCAGAAATGGAGTACAATTGGAGGGTTATGCAATAGGACATGGCCTAACATCTCCACAACTACAAAATAAGATCAAGGCAATATTAAGGAAAGATGGAGGAGATCACAGAGTATCATCTTACTATTGGGAAAAGAAAGCAAAGAATAAACAGGAGGGATCAATATAAAATTAGTTATTCGGTTAACCGAATAACTCTACTTGGCAGACATACCTTAACATATTATTAGTATTAAGGATAAGAGATGATAAAATTGAGAGAGGGCTTATTATCCTCTAATATGCATTAGAGGACACCCCTTTAAATTTTCCCCATACACAAAAATTAAAAATGGAAAACCAAACAACAGGGTACATTGAGTACCTGAAAAAGATAAAAGGATTGAGTGAGAGATCCATATATCATTACCTAACTTATCACAGACACTTTATGGATCAAGATCTCACACAAAAGAATATAACCAAATTCATCACATCCAAAAATAACAATAGTGTGTGCAGAGGTTATATGATTTCTTACTTGGAGTATCTGAAAAGGGATAAGGAGTTTGAGATCCCAAAGGCCAAAACAGGCACAAAGAAAAGGAGATTAATAAGATCCATATCTCATAAAGAGATGGAGAAAATTATTACTTATGCATACTCACAAAGGAAAAGAAATGGCCTGATCCTTGATCTTATTTATTATGGTGCATTAAGGAGATTTGAAATAAACACCATTAGAGTTAATCAGATAAACTTTGAGAAATGGTTTGAGAATGGATGTGAGGGCTTGTGTGAGATCTCTGTGATTGGAAAAGGAGATAAGGAGAGGATTGTTTTTATGCATCCTCGTGCAGTTAATTTGATCTTGGAGATCTATCTCAAAAGAGGCCTGATCACTCATTTAATGAATAAGGATGATATTATTGAGAAATTGAAATCAATGGAGGATCAGTTATTTAATAGAGTTAATGAGAGGATAATTTATAAGATTGCAAGGCAGAGTGCAGAGAGATCAATTGGCAGGGCAATCCGAACACATGAGATCAGACATGCAAGGGCAACATACTTGGAGGATCATGGTGCATCTGTGAGGGATATTCAAAAGTATCTTGGACATGGTGATCTTAAAACAACAGAGATTTATTTGCATTCTGATGAGGGCAGATCATTGGATCGTATAAAAGAGATTTCAAAAGGTTTATAAAACATTTCTGATTAAATTTTAAATCACCTCTTTTTACCCTAAATATTAATTTAGGTTAAGGCCGAAAAGATGATCACATGCCTGTGCCTCACAATATAGGGAGGAGTGTATGTGATCACTTTTCTTTGCTCTAATAATAAAAATAAACTTAATAAACTAATGGATACAAGATTTACTCAATCTTTGCAATCCTTAATGTTGGTACATCTTTTTTTGCAGATGGAGAGAATGCCATTGATTTTCTAAAAAATACTTTCTTTCCAATAAGATCCTTTGGAGATTTAACTCCTTGATCCTTAACAAAATTTGCATTTGTTACATTTAAAGAAATTTTATACTCAATCTCACTCTTTTCCAAAACTAACATTGGCCTTGTGTTTTCTGCATCCAATTCAACTTTTATACAAATAAAAGCATCTGTTTCTGATTTAACATCATCAACACTTAACCAATTAGATCCCAAAAAACCATCCCAATTATCAAGATTTCCTGTCTTTTCATTTCCTGTCATTTTTATTTTTTACCTCCTTTCATTGTTTCATTTCCTGTCTTTGCCTTATGGCTTGACTATAAAACAAGGGATAAATCCCCTGCCACCGATTTTGCAAAAGGTTAATATTATTACACACTATTTCTTTAAATACTTTTCTATCCTCTTGGATTTAACCAACCCATGCCATCATTACAATAACACATTTGGCCTGTTTTGTTTGAAAAATATTGGATTGGATCTTGCAAACATGCAGTACCATTACCTTGTAAATAAAATACTAAAAATATGCATGTTGCAATCACAGATGCGATCATCACAACATAAAGGAATGTAAATAAAGTTTTCTTTTCCATTTTAATATTTAAAGGCATCTTGCCTCCTCATTTGAGTTTTCCTGATTTCTGCACTTTTGATCCTTTGCCTTTCCATATCTTTCTCATGCCTCATATTATCACTCTCTCTTTGATATTTCAACTCCTCCATCTTGTACTCGTGCCTTTCAAGATCATGCTTTGATTGGAGATCCATTATCTCCTTTTTTTGATCAAACTCACTTGTTTGTTTTTTTGCCATTAACACCTCCTAAAAGATCTTTAAGATCCAATAAGGCCTGTGTATTTACCTTATGCACATCAACAAACTCCTTTAAGGTTATGATTAACTCTCTCCTAAAAATTCCATTATTTTGCAATAATGCAACCTCATGCTCAACAGGAGATGATTTTAACCCCTCTGTTTCCTGTGGAGTTACCTCATCATTGGCCTCATCATCCACTCCCAAATCCACATCATCAGATCCATCATCCAAATCCTCATCATCTTCATCTTCATCTTCATCAGGATCATAAGTTTCCAATTTTAGATTATCAAGATCTTTATTTGTTACTTGATCCAATGGTTTTGATTTTATTTGTGCCTCTTGTTTTGGTACAGGTTTAACCTCCTCAACTTTAACATCCTTATTTGTTTTTAATTTTTCCATTAATTTATTAAGATCACTCATTTTACATTACCTCCTTTCAATTTCTTTAATTCTCTGAAAATGTACATTAATTCTTTTGCTTTATCAGGAGTTGTTTTATTACTTAAAATTAAAGATCTCTCCAACTCTAATGGATCAATATTATTCTCAACATCCTCCAATAACCCTGCAACCTCATCCTCATTATATTTTTTTCTCATTACTTTATATTTAAACCACCATTTGAAATCAGGTTTTGATTTTTTAATGAGTGTGATCATCCAATAACCTATACCACCCAAAAAACAAATTATTAAAAAATCAACTCCCAATGCTTTTGAGAATGTTGCAGGATCAGGCAAACTCATTTTTTCTTTCCTCTCCTGAATGGTTTAATTAAAAATAAGGCCAATGCAGGTACAACCCCTTGTGTTGATGGGCATTTGAGATCCTCATATCCAATTATTTTATCCAAAAGTACTGATGTACGATCAACAATATCACTCCATTGCCAAAAGATAACAACCATACAGATACAAACAACCATGTAAAAGATCACCATTGTAATTAAATGGCCATATTTTTCCCAAAAAGATTTTTTAGTTGCAAACCTTAAATCCAATAAATTTGAGATCGCAATCCTGTTTGATCTCATATCAGTTTGAATATATTTAACCCCTGCCTCTTTCATTATCTCATCAACATCAGGGTATGATATGTTGATCCATTCTCCATCCTCTCTCTCAAAATGAGTATATTCATTTGGTGCAGTTTGTAATGTACCTGCACTTATGTATTTTTTCAACTTTGGAATGTACCAAAGTTTATCTCCTGCCATTCCGATCTTAAAATCTTGTGCCTTATACACCCCAATTGTGATCACCTTATTTCCAATCTTTTTTTGTAATGGAATTGTATATTTTAATCTCTTTTTTTGTACATAAAACCAAACTCCAAAACCAATCATCCCAACAACTATTAAGGCCAAAAAGAAAATTAATAAGGATACTCCGATCCCTCCCAAACTCATTGATCCAACAGGATTTACACTTGCCAAACTCACAGGATCTGCCATTTATTCTTGATCCTCCAACTTTTCAACATATCCACAGTTTCTGCAAACTCTTTCATTTGTTTTTAATCTGATATAATTAAACTTTGATCCACATTTTTCACATCTCTCATTTTCTCTTTCAGAAATCTCTTGATCCAATTGTTTCTCATGTTGTTTTTCCATCTCTTTTCTTTCCATTTTAATTTAAGTTATAATTCACAATCCCACCATTATCATCATCTTGGCCAATTGCTTTTTTTAATTTTTCAGTAAGTTGTTTTGCAATAGGCATCATTTTCTCCTGCATAGCATTTGTAATCACCTGTGCCTTTTCTCTTGTCTTATCCTCAAAATATTTCCTCCAACAAACCATGTGGAAATAACACTCATCAACAGTACGATTACCCTCGTAAGTACCTAATAAACAGAATAAATCTTTTTTACAATCAATCTCTTTCTCACACTTATAACACACTCTTTTAACCATAAATATTACACACACTCTTTATTTATAAACTTTACCATGATCTAAAAAAACCCAACGATTTTCCACATACCCAATGCACATAAAACCACCAAAATTATCTTTTCATACCATTTTTCAAAGTACCATGCCAACTTTAACTGATCTCCAATATTTTCTCCAATTCCTTTTTTTTGCATTTCTGCAATGCTCTTGATCCCCAAAAGTTGATTTGTTGATTGATTTTCAGGTTTCTTAAATTTATTCTCCATCCTTTGAGATCTTTTCCTTTGCTCTCTTTCCAACATCTTTTTTGCTTTTCTTGTACTACTACTCATTTTTTTTCTCCCATTTTTTTAAGATCTCTTGCTCAATCAATTCTTTAATTGGTTTTAATCTTGTATGATTAATTGCCAAACTTGGATCAAATCCAAAATTTGCAGGAGTAACTTTTTTTAAATCATCCCTTGTTGCATATCCTTTGATCTCTCCAACTCCATCAAGGATCTTAATTGCAACATAAAAATCCCTATGATGTTTTAAAAATTGATCACAAGGCATCATCAGTTTTATATGAAAAGATTTACTTGCAGTTTTAATATCAATGATCTTGCCACCAAAGAAAAAATCCCCTTTATCTGCCTCACCATTTGCATCTCTACTCCATTTTACTTTATCTTTTAAGTTACAGGTTTCAAGAAATTCATTAAACACCCACTCACCCAAATATCCAATGTAATTACTTTCAGGATTATAATCTCTCTGATCTTGGATGCCCAATGATAATATTTTATTTTTATATTCCAATGCATCTTGTTTTGCCTTATCTGTTATTTTAATTACTGTTTGCATTTTTATTCAACTCCTCTTTTAATTTCTTAAATTTATTATTTTCTAACCTTTGGATTTCTTTTGATAACATTTTGCAATCATCACATCTCTCATCATATTTCTTTTTCCATTTATCCCTGCCCTCTGTAATATCTCTGATGTTTTGGAGTACCTTATCAACTTGTTGCATTAGATCATCAATATCTCCAATTGAGATCATTGGTTTATCCAACATCTTTTTGTACTTTTCCCTTAACATTAACTCTCTTGTTGTTGCCATTATGCAAATCCTCCGATCAACATCAAGGCAACAAATACTGCCAATAAGCAAGGGATAAAAGGCCTCTCTGTATCTCCACCAACAAACTTGATCCATGCAAAAGTATAAACCAATTGGAAAATTGCAAAAATCCCAATGAATATTAAAAAGAAATTCATTGTTGGGATCAACAAACCAATCACTCCCATGATCTTAATATCTGCCATACCAAAATCCATACCTGAAAAATCTGCAATAAGATCCTTTATGATCCATGCAAACAATACTGCCAAAACTCCAAACTCTAAATTTTCAATTCTCATTACTGCAACAATAAATAAAAGGCCTGTTAATGCCACAGATGGAATTGCTTTATATTTAATATCAATAATTGATGCAAGGATAAATGCACCCAAAACAAACCAAATTAACCAATCAATCATGCTATTGTTACCCCAATTATAAAAAAGATCACCATTAAAGCAAAAAAACTTATCACACTAATAACAATACTTGTAAAAAAATTACATTTAAGAAAACTCCAAAAATCAACCTCTGCATACTCTCCATTAATTTTTAATTTCATTTCAAAACCACATCCCCTTTATTATCATAAATTTCAATTGCAATTGTACCTGCCCATCCAATAATGGCATGGATTAATCCAAAAGTAAGATTATTAACCATTGCATAATGTACAGGTGATAAAACAACAAAGTAACCTATCAAAAAACCAACTGTTTCACCTTTCATCTCTTTCTCCTTGTTGATTTCTTTTCAGATCTCTTATGATTTTCCATAATCTCATGTAAGATCTCATGTATGATCTCCATTCTCATGATCATTCTTTTTTTATTTTTTATTTCAAGATACTCCTGCATCAAATAATTAAACATCCAAAAAACTCCAATAAAGCAAAGCAATCCCCACTCAATATAATTATCAACTATGAATGCACCAACCAAAAACATATTTGCAATAATCAAACTCACATATTTATCATTCATTTTTTATATCCTCTGTTGATTTATAAATTATAGGATCATATTTTGATGTTAATCCAAAAAGCATCCCAACAGATGATTTGATCTCTGCTTGTAATGTCTTGATCCTTTCCATATCTGCCTCCATCTCTTTAAATCTTTCATCCTGTGCAATCTTTTTCAAAAACTCATGCATATACTTTGATCTTTCCTCATTCTTTTGTGATTGATACATCCCAACACCTAAATCACAAAGAGTTACTGCAATCCCTCTCCTAAAACATTCCGTTGGAGATAAATTATATTGTGCAATTAGTTTTTGAAATTCCTCACTAACAGATACAGATGTTATTTTTGTTTGGCCTGATCTCTTTGAGGTACTTTCATCACTTGCCATTTTTATCCTCCTCAAAATTAAAAACATCATCAATCTCCTTATCAAGATCCTCATCTTTTTCTGTAACTTGTAATTTTATTTGCTCTCTTAATGCACTTACTTCTTGTAATAAAGAATTTCTATGTTGGATAATTTTATGCATCTTATCTCTTAATTTGCAAAAAGGATAATCAAAACCATCTTTATCTGCATACAAAAAATTAATTCCAAACTCCAATGCCTCACTCCATGCAATCTTATTCCTCTTTCCTTTTTCCCAAATTTGATCATCAACACTTGTTGTTACATTGATCCTCTTTGGTTTTCTTATCCAACCTTTTGGTTTATTAATTTGGCCATTTGTTTCCTCTTTTTCCATACTTATCTTACACACTATTTCTTTAAATACTTTTCGGTTTTATATGTATGTACATGCTTATAATAATAATAATAATAATAAACAATTGTATTACATATATATATATATATATAAGATGTATGTACTACAAAGTACAAGGTATCCTCTCCAAAAATGTTACATGTATGTATGTATAAGAATTAATTTTTAAGAATTATAAAGGAGATCGTGTAATGGATCTCTTGGTTTTTCAATATATTTTGTGATTGTCCTTGTTTTTGTTAATCCTTTTTTCTTTTTCTTTGGTTTGGATCTTGATTTTTGGATATTACTTGCAACTTGATGTTTTACAGGTGATTGTGTTGGAGATCCCCATCCTCCACAATAAATTAATGATCTTGCCTCTGCTGTCATTCCACCTGATGCTTGTTGAGATGGTGATGGATTAAATTTCCTTTGTGCATCAATCTTTGCCCTGATCCTTGCTTGTTTTTGTGCCTCTGTATGAAATGCCTCTCTCCTTGCAGTTAAAACAGATTGTTGCACCTTTTTCTCATACTCTCTCCTCTCTGCTCTTGCTTTTGCATTAACTTTCCCAACCTCTTGTTGATTTTTAACAAATTTCTTACCTGATTTCTTTAAATTATCCCAAACTCCCATTATAATGTACTCCTCTTATGTTTGCCTTTAATTACATCAGAAATATTTTGATCAACTTGTCTTTGCATCTTTTTCTTATCCAATGCATCATTGATCTCTTTTGTTAATCTTTTCATTGTGCCTGTGTCCTCATAGTTTTCAATGAGTTGATCTGAATATTTACTCATTTTCTTTTTTTAAGGATCTTATCCTTTAAATTTAATTCTCTCATGATGATCTCATCATAAGTTTCTCTCTTATATTTTCTCCTCATCTTTAAGGCCTCTCTCACTTCTTTCTCAATA